AACACACATAACTAACTCCTAGATAGGTAGACGACGGCTAATGCCAACGCCAAGATTAGGTTCCCCGCCAGCTCCAAGGCTTGCCATGAGCATCTGCAAATCAGGGCGACCACCCGGAGCCATTCCAGCCTGACCCTGCGCAACACCACGCACAAGACCGCTAGACGACAAACCCTCCAGGTCTTCCCCGCCACCACCAGGGGGAGCCTCACCAGGGGCACCGACCATCCCTGCGGCTTCCTCACCTAGGGACTCAACCCCCGGTGGTGTGGGCATCTCCTCCGGCGCAAACGCCTCCGACACCACCTCTTCTATGGGTCGGCCCTTCTGACGGCCAAGGATAATCTCAGACAAGCGCGAAAGAATATCGCCAGGGTCCTGACCGGCCTGAGCCAAAACAGGAATCGCCTGCGAGTAACCCGCTACTGCTTGTTTAAGCGCGTCACGCATTTCCTCAATATCGACGCGCTGCTCCTCCTCGGACGCATTCAACGCAAAAGGCATCTGCCTGCGAAGGAAATCACGGCTAATCAAACGATCACCGCGAGCCTGCAAACCGAACACGAGCGCCCGGTTCGGGTCCAGCCCGGCCATAAGACCGTACTGCACATCCACCGTATAGTCGCCCTTAATGTCTTTCTCCGGGCGGTACTTAACCTCATACGGGGTTCCGTCACTGTTCCCACGGATTGTTTTATTTTCCGACCCGAACAGCATCTCATCCACCATGAGAGCCTTACGCACAAGATTCTGAAAGGTCTTAGCGAACATCGCTTGACCCGTGCGGATCTGCGTGTCAAACCCAGACATGAGAGCTTGCACACCGCGACCTGTCACGATGGAACCCTCAACCTCGCCCGTGCGGGCATCCGGGTAGCGGGAACCCTGACGCAACTCCTGGTCAAGGACGCCCTGCTGCGCGAACGCACTGTTCGGCACCTCAATCGGGACACGGCGGACGCTCTGCCCGTTGGCGGTACGGATAACACTATCCGGACCCAAGGCGAGTTCCTGAGCGTCAGGTGGGAGGACGATGGGAGCCTGCACGGACTTTTGCGCCGCCTCCAGGCTCAGCAACGCGAAACGTGCCTTAGCCACCTGCACAGCCAGAACATCATCGAACTGACCGTGCGAATCCTCATCCACACCGGGACGTTGTGTCCATTCAATCAAACACTCACCGATGGGGTTCTTCACCGACTCCAGAACAGTAGCGTTCCGTCCCGGCAAAAACAGCATGTCCACTTTAGCGTCGTGGTAGCGGACAACCTCAATCATTTCGTTACCCGTAGACGACTGCTTAATAGACGGTTCAGCGTCCGGGTACATGGCGATCAGTTCATCGCGGGTCTTGTAAAACGAGAAAAACCCAGCTTCGATCTGGTGCCAACGGTTAAACACGGGGTACGCGCCGATAGAGTCCATGAACGTGATGCGAGGCATCATGTTTACCGGGTCAACTTCAACCATTGCTGGCACGAAACCGTAAGTGAAATAGCGGTCAGCGGCAGTGTACATTTGCCGACCAACATCGCTGAAATCTAGATACCCGTTAACGATACGGGTGCGCTTCTCCGCGAACTCGCGGGCACTATCAGACACCATCTTCGCGGACGCACAGTTAAACGCAGGCAACGGTGCCATAACCTCAGCAAGGTCACGGGCAGCAACATCCACCATGTTCGCCACAATGCCCCGGTCAAACGGACCCTCAGGGAACAACTCGGGGTACACGTCACGCATGCGGCCCTGACGGACAGCAAGCACATCCTGCATACGCTTGTCACGGTCAGCCCAGCGGGACTTCATGCGGTCATACTGCGACTTGATTTGACGCAGGCTACTGTTGTTGCCTGGCTCGTCAATGTAGTTCGCTTCCGCGAATGGCATACTCAAAGAATCCTCCTACGCCCCGATAGGGGTCCAAGCCCCTGATGCTTCTGCTTCTAGGAGGCTCACGGTTGTCTGCTGCTTCTTATCCCACGGAGTCAAGAACGTGTTCCGCGCATGCGACCTCGTGTAGTTCGATGCGAGCGTCACCCGGTCCCGGCACGCAAGTTCCGCGAACCAGAGAGCCATAACAATGTCCGTCTTCTGGTTCTTCGGCGCGTCCGGGTGCCACGTCACGAGCTGCTCAATCATCTGCTTGCAGGACTCCTGCCCGTGGGTGCTCGGCAACTCAATCAGTTGATACCCGTCTTCCCACCCGTTCCACAACACGGTCATGGATGCGACACCGAAGTCAGCGTCATGCTTATTCTGGCCCGTGAAGTGCGGCTTGATAACCGAACCTCGGCTGGAGCAGAACTCGTTCAACTCCCGGTCATGGACCAAGAACCCCTGGAAGCCGTTGCGTTCGATGCGCCACTCACTGACCTTGTACTTTTCTGTCCATTCCTTAATCATTGTTCGCATAGCCTCAGGCGTAACACCGGGCTTATTGAACACATCCAGCACGTACCGTTTCTGGGTTTTTATATCAAGACCTATCACCACGGCAGCGGTGTGACCTGAGGTTGCGGGGTCAAGACCCGCGAGGATCAGCAAACCATCCATGCCCTGCGGGCGGCAATTCACCATACCCTTCGGTATCGGGCCTGCCATACGGTTACCATTAATGGAAGCCTTCATCGCCTCAGCGGAGAACACCGCATCATCAGCTACCTGCTGCTGCTGGTACACCATCGCCCACGCACGAGGCGACACGCGCCTACGCTTCTGTGACAGCCTTGACCCATCCCACTTCGGGTACAAGCCATCCTTATCAGCCTGCTGCGCGTCCGCCTTAGAGCCAGGCTCCGGCTGATTCGAGCGAGGCCACAACGTCACCCAATCCTGGGGTTCGTCCTTAAACTCTAGAACCGCTGGCATAGACAGGTACGACCACGGCGACTCCTCATCCGGATACCGGTGGGGGTCACGAAGCTCAGAATACAAATCCTTCGCAGCCAGGCGGGTACCTACAACCAGCATAGCGCCAGAGGCGCTCACGCGGGAGATAACCTCCGACTGAAGCCAGTCAATCTGCTTATCGTACTCGTGGGCGTTCGTTAAGTCCACCGTGTCATCCAGCACAATCAGGTCCGCACGGGCACCATAAATATGCCCCCGGATACCCAACGCCTGCACGGTGGGGTCCTTCTCACCAGAATCCCGCGCCTCATCAGACACGTAAATCATCGTCTGATTCCACGCCTCAGAGTTCTTATCGAACCCACCCATCGGCGCATACGCCGCAATCATCTCATCATACCTAGGGTGCGTCAGGCGAGTCTTGATGGCGTACAGCATCTTCTTCGCCATCTCAGCCGTCTTACTGACCAAGATCACCCTAATGTTCGGGTCCATACAAATGCGGTACACCACATAGTTGATCGTGATGGAAGTGGTCTTCGCGTGCTCCGGCGGCATGTTCACCATCACCAAGTCACGCTCACCATGCTCATGCACCATCGACGGGTGAGTCCACGACGGGTCACGGCCCTCAATCATGTCCACCACATTCAACATGTGAGGGAACACCGTGGCGTCCAGGTACTTCTCACTGAACTCCGGAAACGGCATGACCTCGCGTTCCTTCGGCCCCGCCAGCTTCTCCGTGTTCCTGATCCGCTCCACAGCGGCCACGAAACCAGAGTCATCCCTACGCCACCGTTCATAGGTGGAACGGTTACGACCCACAACCTCTAAACACTGGTTGATGTTCAAGCCACGCTGCATGTGCCGCAGGAACTCCTGCTTCACCGCGGCAAGATCCTGACCGGATTTACGACCAGCCTTGGCAGCCATAAACCCTCCAGTGGTAGTTAAGACTATTTACTTAGTAATACCCGGCGGCACCCGGTGAGCCGGGTACCTTAACAACGGGGGAGGGAGGGACGGACAACAAGGGAGTCCCAACCGACCCCTCCTCTCCGTTCGCCTCCGCTTAATGCTCCGGCTCCCGAAGAGGAGCATACGGGTCGGGGATTAAAAATCCCCTCACTATATATATCCCTGTCCAGAAGGGTGTTTCCGGACACCAAAAACCAAAACGTTACCAAGTTGTTACCAAATATGTATACAAAACCGGACACAATAGGACACCAACAACAACAATATCACACACAATC